CGCCAGGTATTCCTCCAGGCGCTGGCGCTGGTCCTTGAGGAAAGGGTTGGCGAACCGCGACCACGAGTGCTTACTAAACCCCGGACTCTGCCACGCTTCCCAAAAGAAGCCCGCCGGCACCTCGGGAATTGTCCCCGAAAGCACGAGTTGTCCGCCGTCGTCAGAGAGGGCGGGAGGTAGGGTATCGTAGACCAGGCGGTGGAGTAGGGCGCCGCGCTGCGACTGCGCCTCATCAAGGAGCGCCAGGTGCAACTTCGAGCCGAGTTTGGTAGCCACGTTTCCCTCGTCCGTGGCCCCGGCGAACGCCACCGTGGAGCCGTTCGGGAAGGTGGTTACCAGGTCGGCCTTGTCGTGCTTGGCCTCGGGGTAGTATTTCTTGCAGTGGTCGGTCCAAAGACCCTCTGTCCACATGATTTTCTTGGCCTGGGAGCGGGTCAGGGCCAAGTACAGGATGTTGGACCTGGACTCGGCCGCTCGGGCTCCCATCTTGAACACGTTGCCGGTGGACTTCCCGGCACGGCGGGAGCATACCGCCACGACATATTTTGACTTGTCTGTAACGTATGCTAACTGGGGACCGTGCCCACCCGTTGCAGTCTCAAAAGAGAATCCACCCTTCTGCTCTGCCTTGACTAACTCGGACGCAAGCCTGTCAAGTTCGCCAAAATACCTTGCCACTGCAAGGATTGTACCACGCTATAGCCCACGGGTTGCCCATGGCACCATCTGAAAGTCGTCGGCCATTGATGCATACCCGCCATACTTGGCCGAGTATGCGTCGGTCGCGGCCAAGGACTTAACTAGTGCACCGCTCTGCATAAAGTCAACCGCGAACGATGCCCACCATACCCGGCGCCCGTTGCCGTGAGACGCCATTGACTTAGCACGGGAATACGGGTACGCCGAGGCCAGCCTGACGGCCTGGTTTCGACGCCTCATTTCAGGTACTTGCCCATGAGGTAACGCAGCGACACAAAACACGGGTCAAAAACCCCGTCCTTGACGGCGTGGAGCATGATGACCTGACGACGGCATGAGTTACCCTGGGGACCAAGATAACCCTCGTCGTGCAGGTTTGTCAAGCCGGCGAAAATGGCGATGCGCTGGGTCCGCTTATGGACAGCCATCTCGAACGCCTGGACATGCCCCATGATGGCGCTGGACTGGCGCTCCCTGAGCACCACCGCCGCACTGGACGCCGGGCGCCCCATGACCCCCGACGTGAAAAAGTGCGAAAATTGCACGCCGTCCACGGTGACCACCTTCAGGAACGGGTGCACCTCCCAGCCGTACTCCTCGTATTTCAGGTCGTCGATGGAGATGAGACCTTCGAGGTTCGGCTGCTCAAGGACGGTGCGCGGGATGCGCTCCTCGTGGTTCCCGAGGGTCATGATCATGCGCGGCTTGTACCGCGGCGCCTTCTTGCGAAAGGCCGTTAGCTTGTCCATGGCGTCGTGCACCGACTTCACGTCAGCGCGGTATCGCTGGCCCTCCTTCTCCATGGCCAGGGAATGGCGCGACAGACTGGGCATGTCGGCGAAATCACCGATGCACACGATGACATCTGGACGCTTCGCCAGTATATAGTTCGAAATGGCGACAAGGTGTTGGGTCGGCACGCCCGGTCGAACTTGGCAATCGGCAATTACCAAAATCTTCCGGTAGGTTGCCATCTAGTGCTTCCCCTCCGCCTTCAACCTTTCCAATTCGAACAGTAGGTGGTCGTGGGCCTTGGAGATGTCCTGGGCGGCGTCCGCCGTCTTCTTCCCAGCTCGCAGCAGATACGCCACGGCGGTACCGATGTGGTACGTCAGGCCCCAGGCCGCAATCACGTCCTTGGCCTCCACGAGCGTCCCAGCGATTGAGCGCCGGTAGTACTCCACCTCGGGCAAATGCGGCAGGTGTTTCGGGAGGTTACGAATTTCCTCGGTTGACCCCTTGCGCATCTTTGTCAGCGGCATGGATTGGAACTGACCGCATTGCACATCACCAAGGTCGCCGGCCTCAGAGAACGTCCAACCGCAGTTGTGGCCCGAGTCCTGCACGGTGTCGCCGCACATTCCGCAAATGAACACGCCGTTACTCATGGGACAACTCAATCAACATCTGTGGAAGCGTCTTCAGCGCCTCCCCGAGATGATGGATATCCACGGTCTGCGAGACCTCGCGATACGGAACGCCGGCTGTAGTCAAACACATGCTGATTGTTACCTCACCTGGGTGTTGGGGAAGATGAATCAACCTCAAACTGACGGGAGTATTGAACAAGGCACGTACCATCGTATAGGACATTCCAGTTTTTCTCCAAGGAAAATCTAGAGAGCCGACGATTTTTGGTCGGGTCGGGTCATTTTCATCCTGAAGACACCCACCACTGGCTTGAGCACCACAAGCTGAAAGAGCCTCGCGCAGTAATCCCAAGAACGATCGAGCGCGACAAGACATCGTGGTTTGCCAAACGAACGAAACCACAAGTCTACGCCGTGCCTTGGCGGCCCGTACGGCAACGTGTACGTCCGACCCCCGCATTGCTCACAGGGGTTTTCGATGACCTCCACAATGTCCGAGTCCTCGACTTCGATAACGGCCCAGCGGGTAAGGTCAACTGGCTCCAAGATACGATGATAGCATGCAACCTACACGCGCGGCACCCACACCATGCGCCAAGCCAGGAATGCTCGCTCACCAGGGCCTCCATCCATGCTGCAGTGCTTCGTTGTCGTCCTTGTATCCATGTTCCAAGGTGGACCGTACCACCGTTGTACCGCCACCGATGGGCAGCGAGTTCGCAATCTCCTGGTAGTACTTCTCACCAGCTTTGTCTACGTGGGTTCTGACTTCCACGGTAGCGCCATGCAACTGCCGTGCCAGGCCGTGGCTCCAGGAGCCACTGAAGATACCAAAGACCGCGGTGTTGGGTTTGCCGTACATGGTCAAAAAGTCGGGGCCGCCCTCGGAGATGACAACGTCACCTGCAAGCTCGGCGTTGCGCACCAGGCTCAGTGCTACCGGGTTCGCCATGACGAGGCCCTGCGCCGAGAAGCCGCTGGGAGCAAGCTCCTTGCGTTTGTTATTCTTGTCCACGCAGCGTGCGCGAACGCTGCGCATGATCCCGTCCGAGTCGTAGAGCGGGATTAGGACCCGGTGGTCAGATGCAGTCCAGGACTTGCACCAATCCGGGAGCCAGAGCGCCGCCTGCCCGAGCCAGCGGACTCCGGGGTGAAACGGGTCGAGCCCCCGAGAGGAGAGCCATCCGCTCATCTGCGACGAGCACGCCTCTGTGGATTGCCACAGGAACGCTACCTCGTCGCGGGGCGGATACTCCGGCGGTGGCACCGGGGAGCGATGGAATAGCCCGAGCCGCGGTACGTCGCCCCCTACCATCTCCGAGGCAATCTCAAGGACCCTCTGAAAGTCACCGCCGTAGTTGTTCAGACCGTTTTTGGCTGCTACCAACGCAAGAACCGTGCCACTCTCGCCGCACCCGAAACAATGGGCAATTACTATGCCGTCACGACAAAGCCGAATCGACAATGACGCGGAGTTCTCTGCGTGCCAGGGGCACTTCACCATCACGCCTCCGCCGGTCTGGCGGCGCATGCCCTCGGTCATGTCGAGGGACTGTGCCACCCAGGATGGGTTCTTCCACAGGGAGTGTCGAGTGATGTCGTCTGGAGAAATGCGCACTAATTTAACTCCTTGGAGATGGGTTCGGGCGGGCGCCGTCTCATGCCGTCGCCCTTGCAGTCTGGGCATATCTTGTCACGCTTGCGGGGCACCCTGAGCATGCCCCGCCCCATGCACACGAAGTGCTTGGACAGTCCATGGGCATCCCACGGCCCCCACTCCTCGTCACCCACGGGTCGGGTGATGGCGAAGTGATAGTCTGGGTCGCGGGTGGTCCACCGCGCCAGGGCGAGCGCCATGGCCTCCTCTTCCGTGTCTGCGGTGGCTACCTTGCGACTGCGCCCGCTCCCGACCGTTACCTTGACCCTACCTCCCTTGGTCTTGACGACCCACCCCTTGTTCGAGGTCCTCACGCCTTAGGCGCCGGTACCAGCAGGCCCTCCTCATTCAACGTGTGGAAGTTTCCATCCCGCATACGCCTTACATCGGCGTGAATCGTGTTTACCTTCACCATGAGCAGCCGGGAGATGTCGGTGTGCGAAAACCCCTTGGCCTTCAACTCCACCACCTTGGCCCTGCGCTCGGCTACGTACTTCTTAGGTTCTGGTCCTGTCTTTCCCATGTAAGTAACCTACTTGGAACTCGCGTTCCAGTCAATACCCAGTGTTTCCGATAGCACGCATGGCCACGCCGACCATGCCCTCGTCGGATTGGTCGGGACCGAATATCCACACAGGGTGGTCATGGCCGCCGAACACGAAGTGAGCCAACTCGTGCGCCAGGGAGCTAT